CAAGTGGCAATTTTTTTACTGCAATTTATAATTCCTTGCAAAATATTGCTATGACTTTCATTATCTTGACTGAAGATTTAAATTTAAGAGAAGATCAATTTGAACTTTGTGTTTATGGTGATGATAATGTCATTACTACTTCCAAAAATGGCATTTCTAGTTCTACTCTAGCACCTTATTATATGTCTCGTTTTGGTATTGAGTATACACACTGGAGTAAAGATATATTTGAAGGTCAGGACACTTTGGAAGATATACGTTATTTGGGGAGAAAATTTATGATGGACACAAATGAATGTAAGGCACCGTTAACCATAGATGTTGTTATAGAAGCCACCTATTGGTATAAGAGTAACGTGCCTGAAGACGTTGTTTTAATGTCTGAATGTAGAACTTTCGCTATTGAAATGTCTCATTTTTCTAAAAAAGAGTTTGATTATTATATAGCGAAACTTAAGAGTGTTGTTTTAGAAAGAACACCTCATTTGAAATCTTTTTTTGAACAGGAGATATATACTTATTATTATTATCATTATTCTAAGTATCATCCTGAGAAAAAGCAGAGTATGCTTTCTTTCTTGTAATACAGTCGAAAGACGTTAAATTTCATGAAGTTTTTATTGCTGATAATAATATTCAACCTACTACTTCCTCCCGTCACGAGGAATTTACTGATAGAGCTACCAATAGTTTAGAAGGCACACAGAATGTTCGTTTGGGCGAATATGAGGATGTTGCTCCTATTCATAGTTCTGCTGGTGGTTCTGCTATATATCAAGAACCACATATGAAGTTTAATATGGAGGCGTATGATTTAAATGGGGCTTTGTCTCGTGAATATCAAATGCCTACTATTACTTGGACTACTGCTCAGGCCCAAAATACAGGTTTGGCTGGTATGAATTTTCCTGATTTACTTTTTAGCCAGCCATTTATTGCTGATAAAATAAAGGATTTTAAATATTTTAGAGGCGGTTTGAGAATTACTGTTCGTGTTACGACTACTCGATTTTTGTACGGTAAAGTTATGCTGTGGTATGAACCTTTCAAAAATTATTTTGGTGGTATCGCTTATAATCCTATCAATGAGCCCTATAACGTTGTTACTGCTAGTGGTTTACCTCATGTAATTATTTCAGCTAGTGCTGGTGATGCTGTTGTTTTTGATATACCTTTCATTTCTCCTTTTAGAGCTTTGGATGTTAATGCTTATGGTGTAGCCGAAATGGCAATTGTTCATATGACCGTCTTGAATCCGTTGGTCAATGTTCAAACAGCTGGTGCTGATAGCTGCAAATTACTTATTACCGCACAATTTTTGGAGCCAGAATTAATGTTTCCTCATAATGCTGTTTCTACTGCTTCAAAAAATCACAAATTTGAG